CAAGGCGGAGAAGGTCCGTGCCCTGGTCAAACAGTGCGCGGTTGCCGATAAATCCAAATACAAGCGCGTCCGCATCCGTATGTCCATAGACCCCGGACAGGCGGGAAAAGAACAGAGTCAATCATACATAAAAATGCTGGCTGGTTTCAGTATTTCTGCTGTGAAAGAGTCGGGTACAAAAGAAGCCCGCGCAGAACCGTTCGCGGCACAATGGCAGGCAGGCAACGTCTATGTGGTCGCAGGACCGTGGACAGAGGCGCTCCTCGGCCAGTATGAGTCGTTCCCGGAGTCCAAATTCAAGGACATGGTGGACGCAGGCTCCAACGCATTCAACGAGCTGGAGCTTATGAATACAAGCTCTGTTCCTCCGAAGGATAGCGGAACGCTGTCAAAAACAAGCTACTGGTCAAAGTAGCAACCAAAAGAAGGTGAGGTAACACATGAACCGAAGAGAGATAGGCCGCATCGGTCAACTTCGCTACGGCAAAAACGGATACGGCTCCATACTGTATGAAGAGTTCCTTTCGGAGCTTCGCGGCAAAAAAGGTGTGCAAGCCTATACCGAGATGGCAGATAACGACGCCATGGTCGGTGCGATCCTCTTTGCTATTGAGATGCTCATGCGGAACTGCGAATTTCACGTGGAGCCCGCCGGGGACAGTTCAAAGGACAAAGAGTGCGCAGAGTTCGTCGAGAGCTGCATGAATGACATGGAGCGGACGTGGACGGATACGCTGTCCGAAATACTGTCCTTCCTGACTTACGGATGGTCGTATCACGAAATCGTCTACAAGAGGCGCGTGGGACGTTCATCCTCCCCTATAACCAACAGTAAGCACGCCGACGGTCTCATCGGTTGGCGCAAGCTCCCTATTCGTGCGCAGGACACCCTGTACGGATGGGAATACAAAGACGAGACGGACGACCTCGTGGGAATGACCCAGGCACCGCCTCCGCACTATAACCGCATCACAATCCCCGTGGAGAAGGCTCTCCACTTCCGAACCCGCTCCCGAAAGGATAACCCCGAGGGACGCTCCATCCTCCGAACCGCATACCGTGCGTATTACTTCAAGAAACGAATCGAGGAAATCGAAGGCTACGGCATAGAGAGAGACCTCGCAGGCTTCCCTGTGCTGTACTCTCCCCCCGATATGGACATTTTCGATAATGAAGACCCGGAAATGGTATCAGCACTTACGTGGGCTGAAAACCTCGTATCCAGTATCCGCAGAGATGCCAGAGAGGGCGTAGTGCTGAAAGGCGGCTATGAGAACGGCACGGGGTGGAAGCTGGAGCTCCTCACATCCGGCAGCCGCCGACAGTTCGACACCAACGCCATCATAGACCGATATGATAAGCGCATCGCCACCTCCGTCCTTGCTGACTTCGTTATGATGGGACAGAATCAGGTCGGCAGCTTCGCACTTGCGGACAGCAAGACCAAGATATTCGCGCTGGCAATCGGCACCTATCTGGACATCGTGTGTGAAGTATTCAACAACCAGGCAATCCCCCGCTTGATTGACCTCAACGGCGACCACTTCAAGGGCATAACGGATTATCCCAAGATGGTACACGGTGACATTGAGGAAGTCGACCTGGATAAATTCGCGGACTATATCGTGAAGCTTTGCGGCGCGGGTATTATCGTGCCGGATGACGAGCTTGAGGAAGAAGTACGCCGCGTCGGAGGTCTTCCTGAAAAGACTACACCGCGAGAGACGCCCCAGGAGGGCACAGGAGCCCCCCAGAGCGACAAAAAGAAGAAAGACGACCAAACACCCGAGGACGACGAAAAAGACGCGAGAGAAGCCGAGGAAGCCAAGAAGAGCCTCGGACGCACTCTTGAGTGATAAGGAGGAATCGGTATGTCTGTTTTTTTCACAAAAGGCGAATCCAAAAAGCGTCCGGGTATATACCGGCGAATCGTCAACATTGGCAAGACAAACATTTTCAAAGCTTCGACCAGCGGGTGGACGCCCGAATGGGATGACGGCTTGACTGTGCTCTATGACCAGGGCAAGAAATCTTTAAAATTAGAGTCCGGCAGAATGACGGTCACGTACAACGGCATCGACACCGTGACGGTCAAGGGACTCAGTCATTCCCACAACGCGTCCGCTGTAACGATTGGAGGTTAATATATGGCAAAAGAAATGAAATATCTCATACTCGAAAATGAAGAGTATGAGGTCGTAGACGGCGCCGCCCGTGAAGCCATCGAGCAGCTGAAGGCAGGCTCTGTCATTCAGAAAATCGTGAGCGACGCACCAGATGCCGTCGCCCTGCGCGACCTTGACAGCGGCACGTATGTGCTGCAGGGCAAGTTTATCGCGTTCACCGGCTCGACCAGCATCCTCGGATTCTCCAGCTCCCTGTTAGTCAATATCATCAAAGGCACGTCGAAATCTTCCGTGCAGATATTCTATCCCACCAACAACTGTGTCCAGTTCCTTGAGATCACCGACGATACATTCACGCGCAAAAATGTGTATATGAACGAACTCGTTGACTCTATCAGCGAGCTGCAGTCCCAGATGGCTGACCTGAATTACAAGGCCATCACCATTACCAGCTTTACGAACAACGTGAACAACGTCGAGCTCGGCACTACGGTCACCGGCGTCAATCTGTCGTGGAAGTTCAGCAAGACGCCCAAGTCCGTCACCCTCGATGGTGAAGCTCAAGCGGTGGACTCCACAGGCAAAACCCTCACAGGGCTTGAAATCAAGGCAAATAAGACATGGACGCTTAAAGCTACCGACGAGAGGGATGCTACCGCGTCCAAGAGTACATCAATATCGTTCCTCAATGGCGTTTACTACGGCGTAGGAGCCGCACAGGACGCCTACGACAGCGCTTTTATCCTCGGGCTTACAAAGACCCTACGGAGCAACAAACTCCCCTCTGTGACCGTTACAGCGGGCGAGGGACAGTATATATTCTATTGCCTCCCTACACGCTACGGCGCTTGCTCGTTTGCGGTGGGCGGTTTTAGCGGCGGCTTTGAGTTAGTGGCCACCGTGGAATTCACAAACGCATCGGGTTACACCGAGAAATACTACGTGTACAAGTCGGTCAACGCCAATCTGGGCAATACGACCGTCAGCATAACATAAGGAGGCGGTGAGATTATGGCAGAATATCAAGGCAGCATTGAACTCATCGGCGGACTGACGCAGAAAAACAAAGGGAAATTCCCCCTCGTTCACGCCAAGGACGTATATCAGCCGACCGCCGACGCTCTTCCTGACGGAGGTATCGCCGAGGCTGGTGTCATGTATTTTCTCGGGGAGATCGCCGGAACTCTGACCGTCGGGTTTCCCGACGCAGCCAACACCGGAGAGGCTGTGTACATCTCGTTCACTACGGGCACAACCGCTCCTGTGGTCAATTTCACGACCACCAATCACGCGGGGCTTGGCGACTACGCAGCACAGGCGAACTGCTACTGTGAGATCGTCGGCATGTGGAATGGCGTGAAATGGGTGTGCGTGACTAACGAGGTGCCGCGATGAATCGCTTCCTATGGGCGAGATATAAGGCGATAGCGGCGAAAGCCGCCAAGCACATCGTCGAATACGTATTCTCCCGTGGCGAGGTTATCGCGCATATGCGTTCGATGGCCAACGGCAGGAGCACACCCGCAAGTGATAGCGCAGGGCAACTGAATGCAGAGATGCAAAGCATAGCCAACGCAATCGCAACGTCCGTGGGAGAAGTGCTCCTCCAAAGCACCACCAAAGTGGACACGCGAGGGAGCGGACAGCCCCAAGAGGTTGAAGACGTGCAAATGGTTATGAATACCATCGTGCGTTCGATAGCCGCAGGCATTGCTTACGGCATCGTATACGGGCGCGGAGCCGCCGATGTGAAGGTTATCACAAAAGCAGACGGCAGAAGCGCTAAAGCGATACCGGGGCATGGTGAGCTCTTCGCTGCATTCTTCGCGGAGGCAGCCGCACGGTCGGCAGACACAGTACATGGCGGAGGCTATTTGACTGCTGAGTCATATGGTCAGGCAACCCCGACTGAAGAGGAAGTGCAAAAAGCACTAATGGAAGTGACAGCATATGTCACAGGCCACGCGGGCGCGACCGCGCAAGAACCGGAAAGTGTCACTTTTGGTTCTATCACGCAATTTATCGGCAACGCAGGAGCAAATACGGAAAATATCGTATATGCAGGCGGACAGTTAATCTCCCGAGTCATCATGAGCGCAGGCGGGGCTATCCCGACAGACTCTGATGGATACCAGCCTTATGTCCTGCTTACTGCTGCCGATGGGGATGACGGCACCGAGTATACCGTGATGCTCTATGTCGATACGAAAAATCATCCCATTGACAACGCATCTGACCCCGAATCAACCGGGGAGGATGAATATATTATCCAAATTCACTAAAAATGGAGGAATCAAATCATGGCAAACACTGCAAAGAAAGCAATTCTTCGCGCAAAACTCGAAGGTGTCCTTTATGACATAATGGTCAAGACAACCGCCGAGAACGTCCACGTCGACGACAGTACCACATTGGCTGCCAAACTGGCAGAGATAATCGCTGACGTTGGTACCAGAGCAACAAGCACCTCTGTAACCGAGGCAATCAACGCACTCCGTCAGGAGATGCTGGGTGATGTACCCGTTGAGGCGTACAACACATTCACCGAGCTCGCTCAGTACATCGAGACTCACCAGGAAGCAGCTGACGCGCTGACTGAAGCCATCGGCAAGAAGGCAGATCAGACTACCGTAGACGGTATCCTCGAAACCCTCAACGGTCTGGGCGCTCTGGCTACTAAGAGCGTTGTTGGCGAGGATGACCTCGAAACCAGCCTGAAAGAAAAGGTCAATGCCGCTTCCGAGGGTAACCACGCCCACCTCAACAAGGCTCTGCTCGACACCTACACTCAGACCGAGGAAGACCTCGCTGACGCCGTAGCGAAGAAGCACGAGCACGCAAACAAAGATGTGCTTGATGCCATCACCGCGGAATCTGTAGCAGCACTTGAGGCAAAGGCAAACATCTACTACGCAGCTGATGAGCCTGCAAACCTCACAGATAAGGACCTGTGGGTACAGCTCATCGACTAATTGACAACGCAATAGGCGTTATGAATCTAAAGGGGGCATACAGGCATACGTTTGTATGCCCCTATCATGAAAAGGAGGTCTTTATATGACAGTTAATGAATACCCCGCGCTGCTGACCTCAAAGGATAAGAACGGCGGGAAGCGGCTACTTTATCCTATCACGCGGGCTGACTGCGTCGATGGTCTGGAAGAGTTCGTCGACGAGAAAATCTCGGAGAGCGGCGGTAGTGTATCGTCCTGGAACGACTTGACTGATAAGCCGTTTTACGAGGGCGTTGCGGAAAGCGATGTAGTAGCGGAGCAGACACTTGAATTTGAGCACAACGAAATGTTTAATGTGTATCTCAATAACGATATTCCTGCACCTTCCGAATTGGTCATTGGCAAGGAATATAATGTTGTGTGGG